TTACCTTTTGCATTGTTTTTGATTTTGCCACGACCGCCGCCGCCAACAAAAAAAAAGAAAAAAACGAAAACAACAAAAAATTAAAAAAAGAACTGAAAGCGCCTTAAAAAAAAAGGAAGCGGAAAAGCAAGGGCGGTGCGGTTTTTGCACCGCTTGTATACCCTTGCTTTTTTGACCCTTTTTTTTAGCTTTTGGTAGTTCTTTTTTGAATTTTTGTTTTGGTGTTTTTGGTTTTGCACTTTTTTGGCTAGGACTACCACAAAGTGAGGCAAGGGCAAGGAGCGGAGCGAACGCCACGCCGAACGGTAAATTAGCATAATAATTAAGTAACAACGATAAACGCGGAATGCTAAGCATTACGCCCATCTTTTGACCTTGTTCTTGATTTTTGGGTGGTGGTCGGGGAAGTGGCGAGCGGAGTTGTTGAGTCTATTTGCGGAGAGCACTGCGGGAATGAGAGAATCCCAATTTATTATATTTCCTACAAATAAATTGAGGTGAACGAATGGAAGAGATGCACGGAGCAATCACGAAACAATGGAGCGAGCAGTAATTAAAAGGCAAAACAATTATTTGTGTTCCTTAGCAAATGTTTGTTTTGGCATTGTGCTTTTGTGTTTGTAAAAACATTTGTGTTTCCTCAACAATTGTTTTTATGTTCTTAATAGAGATTTGAAAAAATGATTTGTTTTGCAAATAATTCAAAACCGAAGGCTTAGCCTTCCAAAGCGTAAAAGCCTTCGGGTGCAACTGTGGTTTTATGTGTTGTAAAAAAACATTGTTGTTAAGATGTTTTTTATGCTCTTGTAAATTGGAAAAGCTGAAAGGTTTTGTGTTCCTCAACAAAACTTTTGGGTGCCTTTTTGTTTTAAGAACATAGACCAACAAGACAATATTAAGAGTTTATTTGTGAAGCGTGTTTAGTTGAGAAACTGAGAAGCGGCGGAATGGTTTTATCCGTTGCTACCAGTTTTGAAACTGCGCTGAACAATTTAACGGAAAGAGGAAACGAAACGGAATTGCAGAAAGATAATAAAAAATCGCACTTATTTTTGTTCCTCAAAAAATATGTGTGCTGCCTTTGATGTTTTGTTTTAGTAAAAACATTTGTGTTTCCACAACAATTGTTTTTATGCTCTTGACCTTGCGTTAGGGATTGAAGCGGGAACACGTGTAATAATCTCCTTGTTAGCAATGACAAGAGTAAAGCAATGGGATATAAAGAAATTATGGAAATTTAAGACGCTATTACACGTGTTGGAGCTGGAAAGCCCGTTAAAACGCCCGAAAGTCCTATCAAAATAAATATAAGTTGTTTAGAAACGATTACAGAGCTTCAAAAACTAGTCAATCTTAATATTATGTTTTTTACGATAAGAAGTGAATTCTTCTTTAGATTTGTAAATCGTATCGAAAGTTGAATCATCTATTTATTTGAACCAAAAACAGAAGAGAGAACTGAACCAAAGAGCAATAAGGATTGCAACCATAAAAAAGCAATATTAATTAAGAGATCTGACATAAAATAATCCTAAGAAAAAACATGGAAACAACATAAGAAAAACAGAACGAAAAGAAGAAAATTTAAGATTAAATTGAAGATAAAAGTAAAACAAAAAGAGCAAGCGTTGAATAAAACCATTCATCCAAATAAAATGCTTCGGCAGGCTCAGCAACCGTTTTTATTATTTTGAGAGTATCGATTGTAGAATTTATTTTTTCGGGATAACGATATTGAATTGAATCGAAAGTAAATTCAGAAAAATCGAAAATAACCTTACCAGAAGTTCCGAGAGTTGAATCACCAAGATTAAAACGAGTTGAATAAAAAATGTAAGTTGTATCTTTCAACGTGTCGGTTTTACCGACACGGTAAACGGTTTTTGTTTTTTTTATTCTTTCAATTTCTGCTTTGAAATGGTAAGTAAGTGAATCAAATTGTTTTTGATTTATTACAGTTGTGATAGTGTCGCCGGGAATTAAAACTCTTTGATCATCAACAACAACATTTGGGAAAAACAAATGATAAAATATTGCGACAGCCAAAAGCAGAATTAATATGTAATTTAAGTTTTTCAAGGTTTGGGTAACCTGGTGTTATCGATATTCTCATCATTAGTAAATTTCTTTTGAAATATGTTTGAAGTCTGGTAAGTTCCACTGATAATACCAAGAGCAACACCTAATTCAGAAATGAAAAGATTTTCACGCTTCAAGAATAATTCGAGGCAAACGATAAAAACGAAAACAAAAAGCGAAGAAAGCCAAACGATATATTTTCTGCTTTTGAGCATTGTTTTAGAAACTCCGATTATTTTTATTAAATATTTGTTTATACTTTCTTTTATTACTCTTCTTTTCTTCCCGAAGGCGTTCGGGATAAACTTTGAAAGAAAAGTAGCAATTGTTTATCTCTTCTTTTCTTCCCGAAAGCGTTCGGGACAAGCTTTGACAGAAAAGAAGCAAAAGGTCAAGACTGCGAAAATATTTCTAAAATTTGATTCGTTACGCTACAGAAAAAGAACTCGTATCCCCAAAAGACTGGGATACTCAAACAGCTTTTTCTGTTTAACGCTACACTACTCAAATTTCTTAACGAAATATTTTCAAGGTCAATTTTAAAGAGCAAAAGAGAAAGAAAAACGAACCAAAAGATGCTTTTTCTGCTTAACGCTTCCCTACTCAAATGTATTAACAAAATATTTTCAAGGTTAATTTTAAAGAGCAAAAAGATAGAGCATTGTTAAACAAAACATAAAATTGGTTCAATAAAATGGAAATTTTATATTTGCGATATTTTTCACTTTTGAACATTATTTAATTATCTCAATATTTCGATTAACGCTCAATAACCACTCTATCGAACCAGCCAATGTATTTTTCATAAACTGGATTGTTAAGCATAAGCTCGGAATAAAAAGCACCTTGTAAAATGTTAATGACATTAAAAATTCTTTTGAAAGACTGTTTAGAAAAAGCAGTTTGCAAAACTGCAAGTGTATCATTCCCAAAGATTCCGTCCGTGTCAATATCTGGATAAAGCTTTTGATTATTATTAAGAATATTAAGAGTAGTTTGTAAAATGATTGTAGCTCGAGCAATACCAGCATGAACAGAAAGCTCGAAAAGTTCTGATGCGATGCTTTGACTTTGGTCAGCAATCAAATCACAATTCATTTTAAGCCAAAATTCAGCGTAATAAAAATCAAGGACCAGCTGTTCAAGTTTTAAGTTAGCTTTTAGTATTGCAAGAAATTGTTTTGAATCTTTTGCTGAATCGACTATAAACCAGCCTAACCAATTAGGAAAGTTATTACGAGAAATTCCGCGATAAGTTTCACCGCCTTTATCGACTGGATCATTTGAATAAAAGCCTTCGAATTTAAGAAGTATTGCAAGAGAAATTAAAAATAATTCATTCATAAATCACTCAAGAAAAATAAATAATGGAAAGAGATTGAGAAAAAAAGCGGGATGAATCGTAAATAAAACGGATGGATAAAACATTTTTTATCGAGCCAAGAAATGAAGCGGTCCCACCAGTCCCATTTGCCCTCACTAGTAGGGATTGTAAAAATTGAGCGATTCATTCCTAAATCATAAAATAAATCGTGTGCAACTATTCTTATTGAAACGGAAACAAAGATTAAGGATAAGGTTAAGGTTAAGAATTGCGAACACGACATTGCGATAGCAAGGAGTGAAGCAATTACAGTATGCCAAATAGCGAATTGGTAAGAATCCCAAGTATGCCATTTGTCTTTATAGTAGTTTGCAAGATAAGAATTTTTTGCGGGCGGATGTTCATTTGTTTCTTTTGTTATGTATGCGTCATGAGTTCCCTCAATGAAGTAAACAACGAACCAAAACAAAATGTAAAGCAATAGAGTTATCATTTCAAATCCAAGTTATAAAAAAAAGAGATTCATTTTAATTGCTGAATGATTAAAAAAAAAAGCGCACCAAAACCAGCGACAAGGAAAAATATTGCAGTAATAGCTTTTGCGATATTACCAGATGTAAGAATAGATTCCTTAATGTTAGTCTTTAAGCGTGAATCAATTGTACTAATAATCGAAGATTTAGAAACTGGACAAATTGAGTCGTGGTTTTTGATAAAAGCAAGTGCATCAGAAAGAGAAACTTTAATTTCAGATAAATCATTTTTAAGAAGTAATCCTTCGTAAAGATTAAACGGAGTTTCGAATAATTCAATCCTATCTTCAGCATTAAGATTACTAAGATTGTTGATGTCAACGATAATTCCACTTTTAAGTTTATATTCGGTATCAGACATAATAAAATCACAATTTAAGAAACGGTGCTTCGGCTCCGCTCAGCAACCATGCTTCGGCTCCGCTCAGCAACCATGCTTCGGCTCCGCTCAGCAACCATGCTTCGGCTCCGCTCAGCAACCATGCTTCGGCTTCGCTCAGCAACCATGCTTCGGCTTCGCTCAGCAACCATGCTTCGGCTTCGCTCAGCAACCATGCTTCGGCTCTACCTCGACTCCGCTCGGTAACCACGCTCAGCAACCGTTAAGCACCGTTTTTGAATTAAATAGTTAATAATTTTGTTAATGAGCTTTATCAAAAATTTGTTCCAAGAGCAATGAAGCACTAAATTCATCAGAAAGTACAGTATGTAGAGCGCCCGTTAAAATATTAGTGAAGACAATATTTAATACAGATTGCGACGGAAATGAAGGACGAGAGAATAAAAGAGTTGCATCGTCTTGCAATAAATATGTATAAAATCCCGAATAGCTACCGAGAACTTTTGCTCTAAAGCGCGAACTATAATATAGATTCGTTTTAACATTTACAGGGAATGTTAAAATAGCTTTAGAAACCCACGTAGGAATAGGTGCAGGAAAGCCTAGTTCATTTACATTTGTTGAAATTATTTCAACACCAGCAGATGATACGATAAAATCAATATAATATTTTAAGGTAAAGCCATGGACTTCTGAATCATTAGTTGTTAAGTTGATTCTATTATAAAATAAATTAGTATTTACTATTACTAATTTGCCATTAAAATTAACATCTACAGCAATCCCAGCATCTATGAATGTTCCATTGGCAGAATCACTTGAAATAGTTGGGACACCAATAAAGTTCCAATTAACACCGTCTTTTAATTGAATAGAATTATTGCCAATATTATAAGTACCGGGATTAACGGTTACAAGATCGCCAGAAACAGTATTTTCATAAACTTCTGTTAAATCTGTTAAAGAAATTACAGCACCTAAAAGAGTATAGATTACAATTGTATTAGGAACGATTGAGGGGGCAGCATTTTCTTGTAAATAATCTTTATCCACCAAACCGCTTGGGTGGAACATTTTCAAATATTCTTTAAACTTTCTCATTTAGTCCTCCTTCCCTTAATGGACGGAAATATTATTTTAGAAGTACGCGAACAAGTTGATCTGCTGCAGTTGCGGCATCAAGAGCTTTACCAACAACTCTTTGCAATTCAGATGTTGTTGGAGGATCTGTAAAATTCACTTTGTAAATTTTACCATCACAAGAGACTGGATTACCTTTGTATATTATACCACCAGTTACGCAAAGGACTATACCAGTAACTGCTACGGGCATCATTTCGCCATCATTTGTATCTGCAATGCAAACACCAATCATTTCATTATTATTTTCCTCAGAATTACCAAGTACACCTTGCATGTTGACAAAATAACCTTTTAATATAGTGTCGCCGGATTCATTTTTAATTGAAGTTACGATACCAATTTGTTCAGTTTTCATAATTATAAATTCCTTAAATTATTTTTTTACTTCAGTTACGCTCAGTAACCGTTTAGTTTTTTTCACTTCGGCTCCGCTCAGTGACCGTGTAGTTTCTTGATTTTCAGAAACTTTTTCTCCCGCCTTAGAAGATTTGGCGGATAAATTTGGAGTTGTTTCACTTCGGCTGCGCTCAGTGACCTCTTCAAGATTCCAAAGTAAATGTTTTTCTTTATCTGAGTAAGGGAATATCTCCCCTACTCTGTAAAGTTTTTTGTTTGAATAAATTGGAGTGCTTTTAACGATATACATTCACTACCTCCTTTATGCCAAACAATCAATTATTAAAAAACCAGCATCAGCACCAACGATTTTAGGAACGAATAAATCTGTATTACGAACGATTTTAACTTTTCCTTTTTCATCATAAGTATCAACGATTGGGAAATTTTTCATTTGCAAAGTGTAGCCAAAACTTGGTTCGTAGAAAGTCCTTTTTTGTAAACCGTTAGAAGAGCGAGCTTCGGGCACATAAGCGAGAACAACAGTATCATTCCAAACATCTTGAAGAACTCCGTTATCATCCTCATAAACAGCGGAAGCTACATAAAGAGCATCGAACTGTAAAAGTAGGCGAAGCAAATCAGCAGTGATGACAGCATGTTGAGTATATTTAACCTTATCAGTAATTGAAGGATGATTTTTGAGAGCAACAAAAACATCATTAGAAATTACAATAACGTTAGGATTTTTAGCAATTTGCGAACGGACAGAAGAACGAGCTGCATCGATAATTGTTATTGGGTCGGAGGTAGCAACATTAAATTGATCAGCGGCTGCTAAAATAACTTTATTTGTCGTAGCAAAATTAGTTGGGTCTTGAGCCATATTAGCGCAAATTTTTTCCTTACGCAGTGCGATAGCATCAGTAACTACGTTAGTCGCACGCATTTTAAGATTTAGCATATCCTCGTTAATTTCTCGATAATCGAGAGGATATTCCAAATCATGTTCAGAAAGAACAAATTCTATTGAAGTATTAACGGTTGGATTGATGCGATTAGAATTAGCTCTAATAGCTCTTTCTGTGTTATAGATTTTGAAAGCTTCTTTAGTAAACTGAGGTATTTTACCAGCCTCTTTACTAACAGAAACTAAAGGGAATAAGTAGTTGGCTACTAAGCCAGAATTTGAATAACCACGCGCTAACTGAGTTAGAACTGGGTCAACGATTCTTCTTGCATCTAATGTTCCAGGCATGATTATACCTCGCTATTTTTGTTGATTAAAATGTTTAATGCTTCGTTAAAAGAAATAGATTCTTCTTCTGAAAGTTGAGTAGCTTCATTGAAAAGCTGCATTGATTCTTTGTCAACATTCATCAAGTCGAATTCGGAACCCCCGGAACCACCTTCCGTCCCCCTTGAAAAGGGGGAGACTTTTACAACTTTTTTAAGAATTTCTTCTGTTTGAAAAGGTTGGATTAAATCAGCAAGCTCTTGAAAATCGGAAACTATTTTACTTTGTTGGTCCTGTGCAAAATCGAGTGTTTGGAAATAATTGAGAATAGCTATTATTTTATTTTTAATAGCTGGTGTTAAATTATCCAGTTGTAATTTATCAACGATATTTTTTTGAAAATAAGCTAAATCAATTTTAAGATTAAGCTCATCAATTTTTGCTTGCAAATCAGATTGAGGAATTTGAACATTTTGAACTGGATAAGATTCTATAAATTCAACAATCTTAGCTACATCGGACTTTAAAGAATTAAACTGTTCTAATGAAAAAGTTTTTTCTTTTTCTTTTTCTTTTTGTGTTTCTGAACCACCTTCCGTCCCCCTAGGTAAGGGGGAGACTGTTTCTTTTGTATCATCAAGTTCAACACTCAAAGCAAATTCGTGAATGATTTGAGCATCTTCATCTGCATTAAGATTTAATTCTTCAAGACCTTTAACGGCTGGCATAGCACCACCAAGAAAACCGACATGATTTAAAGCAAGCGTTCCATCTTCCAATTGTGAAAGAGAAACGGAGCGGTTTTTATACATCTTTTGCTTTACTAAATCCAAGAACTCGGGAACGAGATCGCTTGCTTCAGCGAAAAGAGATTCACCTTTTAGGAAAAGATTTTTAATCCACCCAAAAGCTGGCGAATTGTTTTTAGGATGCCCAACAACAATAGGAGTCGGTTCAGTGTGATTAAGGATAATTGAGTTTAAGTCGTCTAAAGTATAATCCTTAGTAAGACCGTTTGATGAAGTATGTTTTCCGACTTTAAATATTTCTAGTTCCATAATCCCCCCGGATATGATTTTTAAATAATTTATAGAATCACAATAATAATATCAGTTGCAATTAAAAATAAAGTAATTGTATTGTTTTGTCAAGTGTTATATATTACAAAGTAAAGAATAAGTAATGTTATGTAAACATAAATAGCACGCGGATTTAACGGATTGAGGTTGAGATAAAGGCTAAGGTTGAGGTTAAGGATTAAGAGCATAGGAACGCTGATGATATTTTTAGGAAGAAAAGATGAAAAAAAACAAAGGATCGCTGATTTCTTGAGGCCAGGTTAAAAGATGGAAGATAAAAGATATAACATAAAATATTATTGAGTTTATGGCACGGCCGAAGAAAACAGCAGATAAGGAATTAATAATGGAATTGGCAGGTTTGAACTGTAGTCTTGAAGAAATATCAAGAATAGTTAAGATAAGTGAAAGAACTTTACAACGTAATTATGCCGATGAGATTACAAAAGGGAAAGAGTACGTCAAAACCTCATTGAAGAGAGCACAATATCGATCTGCTTTGAATGGAAGTTTTGTAATGCAAATATGGTTAGGAAAGAACTTATTGGGGCAAACGGATAAGGTAGAAACACATAATACAGACGAGATTATATTTACCAGAAGTATTAAAGAATTTGAAAATGACAAACCAGATAAACAAAAAACTAAAAAGAAAGTGGTTAAAAAAAATGGCTAAAATACCTTTAAATCTGGAATATCATGAAAACCAAAGAGAAATATTTTTCAGAACAAAAAAAAGATTTAAGGTAATTCATAAAGGAAGGCGTTTTGGTTTAACTCATGGGATGATGAAATATGCAATTGACAGGGCTTGGAATCCAAAGAATCCAAATGGAGAAAAGATATTGTGGGTTGACACAACTTATTCAAATATTCAGAGATACATTAAGCGATATGGGATGCCAATACTTAGTAGACTTCCCCAAAGAACATACCAATGGAACAAGACAAATAATGAAATAAGTATTATAACAGAAATAGAATCAATAATAGATTTTAGGAGTGCTGACTGACCGGAGAATATTGAGGGATTTGGTTACACGTTAGTAATTTTGAATGAAGCTGGAATTATTTTGCGGAACCCCAGTCTATGGTTGGAAACAATTAGACCAATGATGCTGGATTACAAAGCAGAAGCGATAATTGGTGGAACACCAAAAGGCAAAAAGTACAAAGGGAAAGAACATTTATTCTATACACTTGCAAAGAAAGGTGATTTATTTCCAGAAGCAGATGAAATTGAATCAAACTGGTGTACGTTAAACTTCTCCAGTTATGATAATCCCATGTTGGATAAAGATGAGATTGATGAATTGGCAAGTGAAATATCACCAGCACTTAGAGACCAAGAAATATATGGTTTGTTTGTAGATGCTAACACCGATAGGATAATAAAAAGAGAATGGTTTGATGTAACATCAAGTTTAAGTAACGGACAAAACAAGCCTTATGTTTTGCAAAGTTGGGATACAGCATTTAAGAAGAATGAGGAGAATGATTATTCTGTGTGTACGACATGGCAAGTATTCAGAGATAGGTATCAATTGATAAATATATTCAGAGAGAGATTAGAATTCCCGGAACTAAAGCGAAAAGTAATTGAGTTGAATAATGAATTCAAGCCCAATGAAATAATCATAGAGGACAAAGCAAGCGGGATTAGTTTAATTCAAGAATTGAATAGAGAAACGACATTGCCGATAAAAGCTATTAAAGTAAGTAGTGATAAGGTTAGTCGTGTGCATAGTATTACGCCAATCATAGAAAGCGGGAATGTGACATTATATGTTTTGATGGATCATGTAAATGAATTCTTGAATGAGTGTGAAGATTTTCCTAATGGTGAGTTTGACGATATGGTGGACTCAATGAGTCAAGCATTAGAATATTTGAGGAATCGTCCACAAGTGGAGATTCCGAAATTGACGGTGAAGAAATATGTTAGGAGGAAAATTTATTAGTTATATCTTCTTTTCTCTTGAAAGAAAAGAAGCAAAAGTTCAAGACTACGAAAATATTTCTAAAATTTGATTCGTTACGCTACAGAAAATGAACTCGTATCCCAAAAAAGACTGGGATACTCAAACAGCATTTTCTGCTTAACGCTTCACTACTCAAATTTCTTAACGAAATATTTTCAAGGTCGGATTTAGAAAAGAAATTGAATAAAATGTTTTGAAATAATATAGGAGTTTTTATGAGTAAGTTATTTGGGGAGTATTTGAAAAGGGAGAATACATTTTTTAATATGATTGGTGGAATCCTTCCGGATCCTGATAAAATATTGGCGGAGAGAGGAGGAATATCTGCATATAAAGATTTGTTGATTGATCCTCATTTAACAGCAACGATATTGCAAAGGAAAATGCAAGTCCTCCAAATGGGATGGGAAGTTGAAAGCGAGAATGATGAACTTCGAAAAGAAGGGATAGAAATAATGAGAGGCATTCCGCTGCAGATAGTGGGGAGTCAAATTCTTGATTCAATCTTGTTTGGTTACAATGTAAGTGAAATAATCTGGGAGAAAAAAGGCGGTAAGTTAGTACCAATAAAAATACAAGCGAAGCCATTAGAATGGTTTGCATTTGATGGTGATAATAATCTAAAGATAATAGAAGGAGCGAAGCAAAAAGGTAAGTTATTAGAAATACCGAAATATAAATTTTTGTTAGCACAACATAAGCCAACGTTTGATAATCCATATGGTGAAAAAATATTGAGTAAATGTTACTGGCCAGTAAAAATAAAACAAACAACAGTTGAAAGCTGGATGCAGTTGATTGAAAAATTCGGTATTCCCTATTTGATTGGAGTCGTTTCAGATTCAGCAACAGAAATAGAAAGAGAAGCAGTAATAAATAATTTACTTGAAATGATTGATAGTAATGTAGCTACGAGAAAAATATCTGAAACAATAGAAATAAAAGAGCAAACGAGTTATGAAGTCGGTCAATTGTTTGAAAAGATGAGCGAATTCCAGAACAAAGAAATATCGAAAGCTGTCCTTTCTGTTACCTTAACTGTTGATGTTGGTACATCTGGAAGTTATAAAGCAAGTGACGTACATAGGTCGATGTTAGAGTACATTGGAGTAAGCGACAAAAAACTTATAGAGAGCTGCATAAATCAAATGTTTGATTATTATGTAGAGTTGAACTATGGCACTTCGACTCCGCTCAGTGACCACACTTCGACATTTCGACAAAGCTCAATGACCACTTCGCTCAGCAACCACGATAAGAAGATTCGTGTTAAGTTGACTAAGAAAGAGCAGATAACGGAAGAGACAGCGAATAGGGATAAAATGTTAAGTGAAATTGGTGTTAAGTTTACGAAAGAATACTTTATGAAGAAGTATAATTTAAGTAGTGGAGATTTTGAACTAGAGACATCTGAATTAAGAATAAAACAAAAAACAGAAAACGAAATTGTAAAATAAAGAATGTGTCACAAAGGCAAAAAGTACGAAGGAGCTTTAATCGTGGAATGGTGACCAAAAACCAAAGCATTTCACGGACAATGGAAAGTGGAATTAATAACATTTATAGTCATTGTAAATGATATTAAGTAATATTAATACATTTAATAATTGTTATTAAATGTTTTGTATTTATAAATTTATTTCTTTAATTTTAAATTAAAGAAAAGCAGAAGATAAGTTGTTTTGTGGGAAATTTGTAGGGTATTTGTGAAGATACGTTTCTTAGAATATTAAAATTATTAGAATGAATATATTGTTAAATTGCAAATTAAATATACTAACAACAAAAATGCACCATGTCGTTTGACCTCAGTATAAAGTAAAGTTAATTACAGTATGCTGAAAAACGTTGGGACTAAAATATAGTATAATACAAAGGTAGTT